ACGTTTACCGTTTCGTTCCCGGTCGCGGACTCAACCAATGCTGTTATCCGTATCGCTTAACAGGGGGTAATCATGGCATTTGTAATTAATGACCGCGTCCTTGAGACCTCGGCAGTTACGGGGACAGGCCCGGCTACGCTATTAGGTGCTTCCACAGGCTTCCAAAGTTTTTCGGCAGGTATTGGCGCGAACAATGATACTTATTACTGTATCGTCAACCCGAATGTGGCAAATGAGTGGGAAGTCGGTTTTGGCACATTAAATGGTACGGGCACAGTTTTAACTCGTACGACTGTTTATCGTTCGTCTAACTCAAATAATGCGGTTGTCTTTACCGCAGGTACCAAGACGGTATTTGTTACGTACCCATCAACCCGTTCGGTTAATCTGTCCTCGGGCGGCACCCTTGACCTGACGGCGGTAACTTCTGTTACATCCGCAACTAACAGCCCATTTACTGTTAATAACGGCGGCACCGCAACGGCGCTTTCTAACTCTGTTGCGTCTTTCTTCGGTAACGTAAATGGCTTTTCGCAAGTTAACCACGAGAACATAAACTCTGGTAACAGCGCATCCACAGACTATATTGCAACTGCTGATAACGGGAACGATACGACAAACTTCGTTGACTTTGGTATCAACAGCTCAACGTATAACGTAGGGTCGTTTACAATCACTGGGGCTAACGAAGGGTACATTTACTCGCAAAGCACTAGTTTTGCAATCGGTACCGCTACTGCTGGCGCGTTTCTAAAGTTCTTCCAAGGCGGCACTCTAGCTGCTAATGAGATCGCGCGTTTCGCCCCGACTACAAACAACCTGCTGGTTGGTACAACGTCGGACGGTGCGGGTACTTCCAAGCTTCGCGTTGCTGGTGTGATCGAGTCAACCACAGGCGGTTTTAAGTTTCCTAACGGCTCTATTCAAACGGTTGCTGCGGCTCAATATGCAACAACGCTTAGTTTAAGTACTACTACGCCGATTCAGTCGTTTACTTATGCGTTCCCAGATGCGCTTGCCACCACCGCCAGCCATATCTCTATGGCACCAAACGCTAAATCAACTAATACGCTGCTTGCTCTAGGTACTATTACTGGCGGTTCGGCGTATACCAACGGCACTTACACAAACGTGCCACTGACTGGCGGTTCTGGTACGGGCGCGGTTGCGACACAGGTTGTTGTTTCTACTGGCGCAATATCTTCTGTAACCTTGCCTGTAGCTTCTGGCGCGGTAGTTAATGGCACTATTGGTGGTGGGTCTGGTTACGTACCTGCTTCTGGTACGGCTACTTACTTTAACGTACCTTTGACTGGTGGCGCGGGCATCAACGCAGTGGCTACTTCAGTGACCGTTACTAACGGCGCGGTTACAGCGGTCGTATTACCAGCAACAGGAGCTGGCGCAGGTTATTCAGTAGGCGCTGTTCTAACAGCATCGAACACTTTCCTTGGGCCACCAAGCGGTACAGGTTCAGGGTTCACCTACACGGTTACACAAGTTTCATCTTTAGGCAGTAATTACGCCTACACTGACACGCTAAATGTTTTGGCGGCTAACGTGGGTGGTACAGGTTCTGGCTTTTCGGCTCCTGTTGGTCTTTTGTCAGCAGGCGGCGATGAACTGGAAATGGACGGTATTAAGGTTTCCGCGCAGTGTTTGACAAACGGAATCATTACTGTTTATGTTGATGCAAGCCCCGGTTATATAGCTGGGGGCCGCACTTTTGCTTACACTCTCGGCTAATTTAAGGAGCTTTTAACATGGCTATTATTCAATCTGGTGCAAACAGCACTGTTCTTCAAACTGTTGATCCGACCTTTCTGGCGGCGCGTTTCACTGAGCGCCCACCGGAAATTCTTGGCGCATACCAAATGGGCCTTACTTCCGGTGCGCTAACTGTTGTTGCAGCCGGTGGTACGGTGTTCTCGTTCCGTTGGGCACCAGCTACTACTACTCAGCTTTGCTTGGTTCGTCGTGTTGAGGTTGGCTTCTCAACTATCACGGCTTTTGGTACTGCGCAGTCGTTGCAGTATTCGATGCAGGTTGCGCGTCAGTGGACTGCTTCGGACACCGGTGGTACTGCTGCGTCGTTTGCGCAGACTAACACCGCAAAAATGCGTACCACGATGCCAACTTCGGCGTTTGCTGGTGGCGGTCAGATCATGATTGCTACTACGGGCGCAAACTCGGCAGGTACTCGTACACTTGACTCACAAGCGATGGCGTTTACAAACGGTACATCAAGTGCGATAGCTACAACGCTTCCTGCTACCCCAATCTGGCAGCATCAGTCTGGTGACTATCCACTGATTCTTGCTAACAACGAAGGCTTCATCATCAACAACGTGCAGCTTATGGGCGCTACTGGTGTGATCAACTTGGTTGTTAACGTCGAGTGGATGGAACTCGCAGCTACGACTGGTAACGCAATCGCTTACTAATGAGGTAAACGGGGCGGCGAAAGCCGCCCTAGTTCAATAGGGGTTTGTATGTTAGGTCTTGCTCCGTTTTCAGGTGTCCCGTTTTCGGGCTACCTTATTTTTTCTCCGACCTCTACGGTATCGGGGCTGGAAGCGACCGCCCTTTTGAATTCGGTTACTGTCACTCCGGCAACGGATGTATCGATTACTGGTGTGGTAGGTACTGTGTTGCTAAATAGCGGATTTAACGGCACTACGTTCCCCGTGCGCTGGACAACGATTGAGACTGCACAGTATCCGTTGGAGTAAGAAATTGATCCGCTAACTCTACTTGCCGCAGCTAACGCTGCTGTCGCTGCGGTCAAGGCTGGTTGTAAGCTTTACAAGGACATCAAAGGCGCAGCGGGCGATGTCAGCGATGTACTGAAGGACTTGAAGGAGCAGTACAACAAGATAGTAGACCCAACACCTGTACAAAAGCAACAGTACAACGCGGAAGTGCAGCGGGTGCAGGAGATAGCGAAGGCTGACCCGAACGACGTATTTACCGAAATCGGCAATCAGTTAGGCGTGTTGATGGATGCGCATGACGAGATCAGCAAGTTGTTCCTAAAGGAGCAGATCGAAGCCAAGCAGGTCTATAAGGGTGAAGAGAGTATAGGTAAGCGGGCGTTGCGGCGGATACTAATCAATTCAAGACTGGATGCTATATGGGCAGAGGTCAGAGAAATGATGGTGTACAAAGCCCCGCCAGAATTGGGTGCGCTGTGGGGTAAGTTTGATGAGATGCGGCAGCAGATTGTTGCCGAACAAGAGGTAGCCCACGCAGAGGAACTTAGACTGGCTCAGATAGCATCATGGCGACGCAGAAAAAGAATAGCGGAAATCAGGGCAAAGGCAATGTGGGTTTCGGCAGTAGTTTTCGTAGTTCTATGGGCGGTGGGTCTAATGTGGCTGACGACAAGAAGCATGATTACGAGAACGTCCCTTGGTCATTGATTACTGTCGTGCTGGCAGTTGTGCTGATGTTCTTTATCGTGATGCCGGTCTTAGCTTTTATGTACTACGACATGTACTTTGCGACCCAAGCGGCGGTGCATGAGGTGAGGAAGATGCGGGAACTACGGCGCGAGATTCAGGTTGAAAGGATGTACGACAGATGATTACGTTGGCACAGTTCAAGAAGTTCGCCCCACATACCAAGTACGCACAGCAGTGGTATGACACGCTGTTTGGCCCGCAGACTGAGCTGGGCGGCAAGTCTCTCCTAGATGAATATCAGATCAACACCCCAAAGCGCGTTGCGGCGTTCCTAGCGCAGTGCGGTCATGAGTCGGGCGGTTTTGTGTTTGTGACTGAAAACCTGAACTACAGCGCGTCTGGCCTGATGCGCGTCTTCCCAAAGTACTTCCCAACCCTTGACCTTGCTAAGCAGTACGAGCGCAATCCGAAGAAGATCGCGTCACGCGTTTACGCCAATCGGATGGGTAATGGGGACGAGGCCAGCCAAGAGGGGTTCAAGTTTCGCGGACGCGGGATTTTGCAGCTGACCGGCAAGGACAACTATTTTTGGTTTGCAGCGTCGTTGGATATTTCGCCGGAAGAAGCGGCTGAGTACTTGGAGACCTTCGAGGGTGCAGCCCAGAGTGCGTGCTGGTTCTGGGAGACGAACAAGTTAAACGCGCTGGCAGACGCAGGGGACATCAAGGCGATGACGAAGCGGATCAACGGCGGATTTATTGGATTGGCAGATAGGGAGCATCACTATGAGATGGCGCTTAACATGTTTGGCTCTGATACTCGTCTGGCTTAGCGGCTGTGACCGGTTTAGGTATCCTTGCCAAGACCCGGAGAATTGGGAAAAGAAAGAGTGCAAGCGACCCTACTGTAGCAGCACCGGCACCTGCCCTGACCAGCTTGTTAAACCAGAAGATGCAAAGGTAGAGACAAATGAACCCCCTAAAACTGATCAGTCAGTTCCTTGCACTAGCACAGGAGCAACACGATGCAGTAATTAAGTTCTGCATCGCCATCACGTTTTGCTTCACGGTCGTGATGATGGTGGCTATCTCTCTTTATAGCGTGGTGTTTGTAACCCAGCCGATGACCGGCATGGCCCCGGCGGACAAGCAGTTCTTCCTGATCTTGTCGGACATGAGCAAATATATTCTTGGCTCACTGGCTACGCTGTTAGCGGTTAAGGGTAAAGACGCACTACCGATGTTCACACCGCCCGGCCTGTCTACCAAAGAAGAGCGTGAGGATAGGCCAACACCAAAGGCACCCGCAGCGGTTAAAGCTCCTGTGCGTATGGAACCAACGATTGATCCTATTAGTTCAGCGCCGTCTGTAGCTACAGGCTATGGCGGTAGAGCAGCACCCGTACAACCCCCACACCCGGAGATTTCGTAATGTTTATCTACGCTCGTATGGCTGTTACCGTTATTGCAAGTTTATTCTTGGTCTTCCAGATTCACGCGCAGGAGGTGAAGAAGGTCTGCAACAAGCAGAAGGACAACAAGGGTAAGGAAGTGCAAGTCTGTAAAGAGGTCAAGATTCACAAGAAGCTTGACGGCACAAAGGTACCACCAAAATGAACCCGTGGGTGATACTCGGCTTTGTGTTAGCTGTTGGCGCAGCGGCTGGGGGCGGGTATTATAAAGGCAATTCTGCTGGTAAATCTGAAGTGCAGGCTGAGTGGGCAAAGGAAAAGGCTGAGCAGTACGCCGCTTATGCCAAGGGGCAGGAAGAAGCCCGGCAACGTGAGCAAGAAATGCAACAGGCGGCGGACAAGCTACGGAGAGAGAAAGATGCTGAGATCAGGAATATTAATGCTCGCGCTACCGCTCTTACTAACAGCTTGCGCGACAGGTCGGAGCGCCCCGCCGAAAATGGTGCCGCCTCCGGTACCGCCCGATCTTGCGCTGGAGCCTCCGGTGCGGAATTGGCAAAAGGAGATGGAGAGTTTCTTGCAGGGTACGCTGCCGACGCAGCCCGTCTCCAAGCAGCCCTCGACCAGTGTGTCAAACAATACAACGCCGTCAGGCAAAAGTAAGGAATAGCAATGACAGCCTCCCTTTACTCCCCTAGTTTACGTATTGAGCTTATCCCTAATGGTGAGCAATCTGGTACATGGGGCAATACAACTAACCTGAATTTGGGTACGTTGATCGAAGACGGTATTACTGGCTATGTAAGCGTAATTGCTACTGCCGCCAGTCCCGGAGTATTAAAGTACCCACTGACCACTAATAATGGTGCAGTGGATGAAGCACGAAACGCGATTGTTAGTCTCGATGTAGATGGCACTATTGCCGCCGCATATGAAGTCTATATCCCGCCGGTGCCAAAAACCTACATCATGCGCAATCTGGCGGCGTATGACGTAACTATCTTTGTAAGCACAGTTGATGGCAACATCACCCCCGCAGGTACTGGGGCGCTAATACCCGCAGGTAAAACTTCTCAGATATGGACAGACGGCACCAATTTATTTAGTTCCACAAACCATGTAGTTGGCTCTTTAACGATTGGAAGCCCTCTTCCCGTTAGTTCAGGGGGTACTGGCCTAACCGCCCCGATTGGTGCGCTGGTTGGTAATAGCACAGGCACCGCTGTGTCTGCGGTCGCTCCGGGCAATTCGGGCAATATTCTTCAGTCTAACGGCACTACTTGGGTTTCCTCAGCCGCAGGTGCGGGCGCTGTTGCTGGTGGCGCGATATACGAAACATCCCAAGTGATGACAACCTCATACACATTGAACCCGGGTAAAAACGCGATGACTGTTAGTCCATTTAGTATTGCAAGTGGAGCGTCTTTAACTCTTCCGCTCGGTTCTAATTTTGTTGTAATCGGGTAATTAAGGAATCACTATGGCAAGCACAATTACGGCGGGTAACGCTTCTAACGGTGGTTTAACTTCAACAGCAGATACAGCCGGTGCGTTAGAGATAAAAACAGGAGCGGGTACTGGTACAACTGCTATTACGGTAAGTTCGTCACAGGACGTAGCTCTCGCAGGGTCTTTAGTTGTTACAGGGACTGTGTCTGCTACTGGCGGGATTGTCGGTGGCGGTTTTACTAATATGTCCACGGCGATACGCCCAACATCCGTGGTGAATACAACCGGCACGCCTATGGTAAATACCGGTACAGGCACGTTTAGTTTTACTGTCCCAACCGGCACAACGAAATTAAAAATCACTGCTACAGCCGGTGGGGCTGGCGGAAGTAGTGGCGGGTCTGGGGCGGGAACAGATGGTGGGGGCGCAGGTGGTACAGCTATTTTAATTGCCTCTGTAACTGCGGGGCAGGTATTGTCAATTACTGTAGGTGCAGGTGGAGGTGCAGGTGGTAGTGGTGGTACCACTACTGTAACCGGCACTGGAATAAATATTTCTGCTACTGGCGGTAGTCCTTCTTTATCTGGCGGCACAGCGACTGGTGGCACATTAAATATCCCCGGCGGGCAGGGTACAACACCATCTTATGGCCCATCCATCAGTACCGGTGGTGGTGGTATGGGCGGGGCAAGTTTTTGGGGTGGCGGCGGTTCAGGCGGCTCTGCTGGTGGGGGTAACGGTTTTGCTGCGCCTACGTATGGCAGCGGTGGTGGCGGTTCAGGTCGCGGTGCTACTGGCGGCGCTGGTGCAGACGGCATTGTAGTTATTGAATACTAATAGGGTGGGCTATGAGCGCAGGAATTACAGCAAATAACGACGGCTCCGCAGCTATTACGGTTGGCGGGAATGGCTATATTGAAATCGCCGCTAACGGGGTTGTTGATATTCCCGTTGGATTAACTGTCGCAGGCCAGCCAGTTACCGGCGGTGGCGTTACCGACCCTTATGTTTTAAATGCTTACACTTCTCCCGGTAATTGGGGGCCAGTTAGTTCTAAACCCGGACTAAAAAGTATTAAGGTCACTGTTGTTGGCGGTGGTGGTACGGGCGGGACAGGCGCTACTCCTGCGAGCGGTGCTTCAGGTGGCGGTGCTGGTGGCGCGGCTATTAGAATTTACCCAGCCCCGTCGCTTCCCACAAGTGCAGTGCCGTACACGGTAGCGGCTCCTGCTGGCACTTCATCATTTGGCGTAGCACCTTTAATTGTTATTACTGCTACAGGCGGGGGTAATGGCGCTCCGCAGTCTCCCGGCGGTGCCGGTGGTGCGGGGTCTAACGGCAATATAAATTTTGAAGGTGGCGCTGGGGCTCAGTCATCGACTAACGGTCAAAACCCCGGTAGTACTGGCGGCAATTCTATCTTTGGTGGCGGTGGACGAGGTGCTCCAGCTCCTGCTGCTACTACATGGGGTGCTGGTGGTGGGGGCGGTCAAGCTGCTGGGCAATCCGCGCCCGCAGGTCTTGCAGGTGCTCCGGGCGTTGTTATTGTTGAAGAATTTTATTAATTTATGTGCGACCCAGTCTCGCAGTTTGCGGTACAGAAGTATGTCCACCTCACTGAGTTCTTGGACAAGGATAACTGCGCCCAGCTTACTGAGGAATTGAAAAAGCTTGTAGCAAACAAGCAAACGGCGCAAGACGTGCAGTGTCCGAAGTCCGAAGCAATTCACGGTGCACAGGTATTTGACTCGCTGCTAGTGCAGCTTCTACCGCATTTCGAGACAGCATCAGGCAAGCGCCTTTTGCCAACCTATTCTTACGCCCGTTTATATGCACCGGGCGATGAGTTAAAGAACCATACTGACCGCGAGTCATGTGAGATCAGTGCAACAGTCACGCTAGGGTTTGAGGGTGGTGTCTGGCCTATCTATATGGGCGACAGCATTGATAAAGAGAACGCCAGCGAGATTCGCATGGAGGTTGGCGACGCGGTGTTGTACCGTGGTATGGATAAGCATCATTGGCGCGAGGTCTATACCGAAGGCAAGTGGCAAGCACAGGTGTTTTTGCACTACGTTGATGCTGACGGCCCACATAAAGAGTGGAAGTTTGACAAGCGCCCCGGCCTGAACCTTCCTGCACAAGAGCCAGAGAACCTGCGTCACTGGGTATACGACGACATTCTGACACCAGAAGCGTGCGACATTATAGTCAAGACTTATACGCAAGAAATGATTCAAACCCTGCCGCCTATCATTGGTTCAGGCACCGGTGCAATTAACACAGAGATTCGCAACGTCGAGCGCGTGATGCTGCCGGTCTATAAAGACATTGGCGGTCGTCTGGCTGCGGCTGGCTTTGCCGCAAATAACCGTGCGTGGAAGTTCAACGTCACCCATGCTAATCAAGGCGAGTTCTTGAAGTACCCGGCAGGTGGTCGCTATACCGCGCATGTAGATACGTTCCTAAACCCAAATGAACCTGACTGCCGTAAGCTCACGGTGCTGGCGTTTTTGAACGACGACTTTGAAGGCGGTAGGTTTTTTATTCAGGACGGACATGCGCGGCATTACCCCCCGCAGAAGAAAGGCACAGTGCTAGTCTTCCCGTCATTTTTGCTACATGGGGTTGAGGATGTAATTTCGGGTACGCGCTACTCAGCCGTATGCTGGCTTGTCGGCCCGTTCTTTAAGTGAGGTAACAAATGACAACCGTTATTAACGGAACCACCGGTACTACTATCGCAGGGGACGCCACTGTTACGGGGAACTTGACGGTAGCAGGCACATTATTTGGCGGAGTACCAACGGGCGCTGTTTTTTGGTTTGCTGCTAACGCCGCACCTGCCGGGTATTTAGAAGCCAATGGCGCATCTCTTTCGACTTCTACTTATGCAGCTTTGTTCGCGGTAGTTGGGTACACATTCGGTGGTTCTGGGGGTAATTTTAATTTACCTGACCTACGAGGTGAGTTTATACGCGGCTGGGATGACGGGCGCGGGGTTGATCCTGCACGTGTATTTGGTAGTGCTCAAGCTGATGAATTTGAAAGTCATACACATACTTGGCAAAGAACAGTTGTCGGAGGTGCATTTGCTGGTCAAGATACCGCTGGTAACTATTCCACAGCAGCTACAGCTACAAGCGCAACAGGCGGCACAGAAACCCGTCCACGCAACATAGCACTTCTACCGTGCATCAAGACATAAAGGGTACCCAATGAAACTCATCAGAGAAGCAACGGTTTTGCCTGACGGTACCGTAGAGCCAGCGCATACGATTGAACAGGTGTGTATCAATTGCCAAGACCCGGTAAGTGAGCGCGAGGCATCAAGTGGTATGTGTACGAACTGCGGTCAGCCGTGGGAAGCTGCGCAACACGTAACGGTGTCTGTTACCTCAATGCCAGCCATTCAAGGTCTGACTATTAACATAGGTTAATCATGCCTCTACAGAGACTGCAATTTCGCCCCGGTGTAAACCGCGAGAGCACTACGCTTGCCAACGAAGGCGGCTGGTTTGCTTGCGACAAAGTGCGGTTTCGTTCTGGCTATCCGGAGAAGATTGGCGGCTGGACAGCGTTTTCTCTCAATACTTTTCTAGGCGTTTGCCGTTCGCTGTGGAATTGGGTGACTCTGAAGAGTTTTAACCTTGTTGGGGTCGGCACACACCTGAAGTTTTATATTGAGAGCGGCGGCGCGTATTACGACATTACGCCTATTCGTTACGTTAGTACGGTAGCAGCAAATGCGTTTACCACAGCGGTATCTACCCTAAACGGCGGCATCAATGCAAATCAAACCTCGATTCTGTTAGCAAGCGCCACAAATTTCTCCGCTGCTGGTGGCGTTATTTACATCGGGTCTGAGCAAATTTTTTACGGTACCGTTACCGGTAATACACTAATAAACTGCGTGCGCGGTTTTAACGGAACAACAGCAGCGGCGCATTCGACAGGTGCTACGGTTGCCTCATCCACAATCATAGTTACTGATCCGGGGCATGGTGGTCAGACGGACGACTTCGTAACTATTTCAGGTGCTACTGGGTTTGTAAACGGCATACCCGTATCATTTATAAATGGGAATCAAGAGATCACCGTCATTGACTCTACGTTCTGGACATTCACTATTGCCACCCCTGCTATTACCGGTGGCACTGCAACTAACGGCGCTACTTTTTCCTACGAAATTTCAACAGGTAAAGCGGTATATACCGCTGGTACAGGTTGGGGCGCTGGCCCTTGGAGCCGGTTAGGTTGGGGTGATGGTTTTACGACCGGTGTTGGTCAGCAGCTTCGACTATGGAGCCAAATTAACTACGGTGAGTTTTTGCTGTTCTCTTACCGTGGTGGCCCTATTTATATCTGGGTGCCGGGCCCCGGCACTCAGCCTGATTTTGCTACTAGAGGTGATCTTGTAACAGGCCCAGAGTGCCCTACTCAGGTGCTGCAACTGCTTATTTCTGACGCTACGCGTATTTTGATCGCGTTCGGTTGCAACCCCTATTCGTTCGACCCTGACCCTGACGTTCTTGACCCCCTGCTTATTCGCTGGTCTGTGTCTGAAGACTATACGGATTGGAACCCTGCAATTACAAATCAGGCGGGTAGCTATCGACTGTCTCACGGCTCTTTGATTATTGGCGCGTTGCAGACCCGCCAAGAAAATCTGGTATGGACAGATACAGCCATGTATTCCATGCAGTACGCTGGGCCGCCGTTTGTCTGGAATTTTAATATTTTAGCGGACAACATTTCTATTTGCAGTCCAAACGCTATGGCTACGGTTAACGGCGTGGTGTATTGGATGGGCACTGACAAGTTTTATATGTACGCCGGTCGGGTAGAAACGCTGCCATCTACGCTTCGCCAATTCGTGTATAGCGACATTAACCGCGATCAGTTCTACCAAGTGGTTGCCGGTACTAATGAGGGTTACAACGAGGTGTGGTGGCACTACTGCTCGGCTAATTCAGAAATCAATGACAGATACGTCATTTACAACCACCTTGACCGTGTGTGGTACTACGGCACGATGTCCCGTACGGCTTGGTTGGATAGCCCGTTGCGTGGTTTTCCTATGGCTGCTGACGCGACCGTAAACCGTCTTGTATTCCATGAGTTAGGGGTTAACGACAACTCAACCGACCATTCGCAGCCTATCAATGCCTACATTCAGTCATCCGACTTTGATATTGGTGACGGGCATAACTATGGGTTTGTGTGGCGTATGGTGCCGGATATTACTTTTGACGGGTCTAATATTGTTCAAGGCGCTACAACACCACGCGTAAATTTCACAGTTCTCCCGCGTAGAAACCCCGGTTCTGCTTATGGGCCAGCGGACAACCCATCGGTTATAACTGAAAATAACTACGCGGATGCGAACACTTACGAGGTGCAGCAGTTTACGCAGATTGTGTACACACGCGTTCGCGGCAGGCAGATGGCTTTCAAAATAGAGTCCAACACGCTTGGTACACAATGGCAGTTGGGTACGCCTAGTATGGATGTGCGTCCAGACGGTAGGAGATAAGAATGTCAACCGGTACAACAAGAGCCCCGGCGCTGCCTTACGCGCCCGTCGAATACGACCGGCAGTACATGGATCAGCTACTGAACATTCTCAGACTCTACTTTCAGCAGCTAGACAACCCCGGCCCTAGCGCAGCGTCCACACAAGTCATAAACCTGAATCAAATTGTGTCCGCCATGAACTTTAGCGTGATCAATCAGGCAACAGGGGTAAGGATCGCAAGCTTGCCTACTCAAGCGGATTTAGCCAATATGCGGGTGGGGGACTTGTACCGTGACACTACCGCAGACAACGTAATAAAGATAAAAGTATGACTGAACGGGACGCCGCTATTAAGTTGGTGTACAAGTCCGTTAGAGGACGCGCTCCGTTTGCGTTAGAAGAGTTTGTCCAGATGCTAAGGCTATGGTCAGTGGTGCCCCTCCATGAAAATGGGCAGGTTATCGGCGGTGTGTTAATAAAAGAGAATGAATTACATGTAGGGTATGGGGAAAAGCCCAGAGCTTCAATCCGGCCTTACATCAAAGAAATATTGGGCGGGGTCATAGGCAAGTATGGTTTTGCAGTGACCACGGTACAGGCAGACAATCCAGCGGGTTTACGCTTCTGTGAGCGGCTAGGATTTGTCAAATTAGACGAAGAAAACGGTACAATCCGGCTAAGATGTGATAGGAGTAACTACTTATGATCCGCAATAAATACAACGGGTATGGGTTCGATGGTTCTCGGCTCTACCATGATCCTATCTCTCTTTCTATTGCGGCTACCAAGGCTGGTGCCGCTTCTTCCGCCGCTGCCGCTGGAACCGCCGCTGCTCAAACTGCCGCCCTAGAAGTAGCTAAGCAAGCCACCATCCAAGAGAGCATGAGGCAGATGGGTATACAGGCTGCTAAACAGGCGGGTGTTGAAGCTACTAAACAGGTTGGCCTTGAAGCTACTAAGCAGGTCGCTGCGGAGGCTGCTAAACAAAGTGCCGTTGAAGCAAGTAAGCAAGGTATCGCACAGGGATTCCAGAAAATGATCCCGCAGGCCGCAGATGATATTGCTGCTCAAGTTGGTTCTTCTGGTTATTATAATCCTGCGACCGCTTCTGTACCGTATGGTAGCCCTACACCGCCTGCACCCGCCACTGCTCCCGCACCCGCTGGTTCTCCTGCGCCCGCTACTACTCCTGCTCCTGCCGGTTCAACGCCCAACTTGGAGGCATTAAAAGCTCAAACTATTCAGTCTGGGTCGCCTTCTGTTACTCCAAGTTTAGACACATTAAAAGCGCGGGTTATTCAATCTGGCTCGCCTATCGCGCCGGAATCCCAGCTTTTAGCTGAGCAGGCCGCAAGAATGCCCTCTACCGGTGGAAACTTCCCCGGCATAAAAATGACGCCAGACAAAGCGTTCGGCCCTGAGTCAAGCGGTATTTACAAAGGCAAGAACTTGGAGACAGGCGAGGCATTCGAGACGCTTTCTAGGCCATCTTTCAACCCCCCTACAGGCGACGGTTCTGGACTGAAACTGTCAGATACTTTACGGCAATCGCTTAGTCAGCCAACACCAGAAAGTCCTTTGGCAAAAGGCGCTCGTGAGGCTATGGATTGGATGGGCAAGAATAAACTTGAAACCGGCCTTGGTTTGATGACGGTTGGGCAGTACATGAACAAACCCAAAGGGGACGAAGAGGACAAAGACAAGTACAAGAGTACGGTCGATATGTCGGATTTCCGCCCAACAATACCTGAACAGCCGTCGTTTACCCGCTCGTATGAGTACCAGAACTATCAGGCTGGTGGCCCGGTTGAAGATATGTCCCGTATGAATAGTATCGGGGCTAACACCGGCTTCCCTATGGCAGGATTGCAAACCCCAGCGTATTCTGTAAGTTCAGCCACGCCGATGCCTGTAAACACTTTGACCCCTACGGCTGACGCTTCTGTTAGTACCTACAGTGGTGAAGCACGGTTTGCTAGTGGTGGCCTTTCTGAGGCGCAGCGTCGTGAATACGGTCTTAGAACTCGTAGTGAACGTGCATCTAGAGACCTGACAAAGTCCTACGAAGAGATGGAAGCCGAGCGCGAAAGAGAAGCGATGAAGCTGTTTAATGAAAGCTCTCTCCCAACGCCTCGCCCTATTTCTCGTAGCCGCACCCAAGAACTAAGCAGCCCCTTTTCCGCTGCAATGACTGAACACGCACGACTCGCTAAAAAAGCTAAAGTGCCGGTTGTCCCGATGCCTAAGACTAATTTAGGTGACATCGACACCTACATGGACATCCCGATTGAAGCCGCGAGTGGGGGCATCATGCACGGTCTTGGTGGTTATTCCGATGGTGGGCGACTCTTAAGGGGGCCGGGCGATGGAGTTTCGGATTCTATTCCTGCTGTTATTGGTAAGCGGCAGCCTGCTCGTCTTGCTGATGGCGAGTTTGTAATCCCAGCGCGTATTGTCTCTGAGTTGGGTAACGGTTCTACTGAAGCTGGCGCAAGAAAACTCTACGCCATGATGGAGCGCGTTCAAGCATCGCGTAAGAAAAGCATTGGTAAGAAGAAGGTAGCGGTCAACAGCAAAGCTGACAAACACCTGCCCGCATGAATAATTACGGGAAACTAGAATGGTTCGGTGGCAACACCGACGCGCTACAGATGTACCGTATGCTGGTAGACCTTGCGCACTTGTGGGATGACTTGGTTGACAAAGACAAGGATGTGAGTGAGTTAGAGATAAACAACTCTTTCCTTATCTGCCTTGTCTACTTGCCGCTAAACCCGTTTTATCAGCAGATACAGCGCGATGTGATGCCGATGTGGATAACCGTGGTGTCTTCGTACCAGACTGCAAACAAGTTTGAGCGTGAGAAAGATGAACGTGGGTTAGAGGCGGCGCACATGCTTAGGTATGCCGCTGGAAATATCTTAGCCTACGCGATACATGTATGTGTTGGGCCAGAAAAAGCCGCAGAGTACGTACCGGAAATGTGGAAAGATGTTGTTAATGAACGCTTTGCGGAGTACCGCGAGGAGCACTTGAATGCTTAACTTCTTAAAATTTATTTTCAACCCCGACCTGTTTACGTTCTACTTCGGTGGGGGCGGTGGCCCGACTACTACCAAGTCCGAGACTTCGAACATCCCTGAATACGCCCGTCCGTACGTTGAACGGATGATGGGGTCTACAGAAAAACAAATCTATACCTATGGCGATAAGGGGCAGATAACTGGTTTCCAGCCCTATAAACCATTCCAAGGCGAGACGGTTGCAGGCTTCACCCCAATGCAAGCGAGAGCTATGCAGGGTATTGGTAATTACCAACTGCCGGGGCAGACTGGTGCAGCTACTGGGCTCACTAATATGGGCACTTTAGCTTCTATGGGCGCGGGTTCTCAAGCGATGGGGGCTGGGGCTAATTATGCGAATCAGGCTACAGACCCATACGCCATGCAGTCCTACATGTCGCCATACATGGAAAACGCACTGCAACCGCAGATGCGTGAAGCTGCACGTCAGTCTGCTATACAAAGACAGTCAAATATGGCTGAAGCCGCTAAACAAGGCGCGTTTGGTGGCTCACGGCAGGGGCTTATTGAGGCTGAGCGTCAGCGTAATCTTGCCCAACAGCAGCAAGATATTTACGGCAGAGGAATGCAGACTGCGTTCGAGCAAGCTCGCCAAGCCCAGCAGTTTGGCGCTGAACTAGGTCTAAAAGGGATTCAGACTGGTCTTTCGGGGTACGAGCAGGGGCTACGAGGTGCCGGTCAGCTGGGTGCGCTAGGAGAACAACAGTACAAGCAAGAGATGGGGCTTCTAGGCCAGCAGATGGAAGTAGGCGGCAAACAGCAAGCCTATGAGCAAGCTCGCCTTAACCAGAAAATTCAGGATTACGCTACTGCGCAGCAGTACCCGTTTATTCAGTTGGGCACACTTTCCAACATGCTGCGCGGCTTGCCGATGCAAGCGTCTACAACCCAGATGTACCAAGCGCAGCCGTCGTTTTTTAACCAAGCTGTTGGTCTGGCTGGTGCTGGGGCAAACCTGTATCAGGCTATGAAAGCCGAGGGTGGCGCTATTAAAGAGATGGCGAGCGGTGGTATTGCCTCTGGCGTTGACCCATACAAGCTGCCGGGCATGATGAAGAAGTTGTCTGACGATCAGCTTAAAGACAAGATGGGCGGTGACACCGATCCTGAGACTATGGGCATCGCCCAAGCTGAGAAGCAACGTCGTGACAAAGTGCGCGGTATGGCGGGTGGCGGTGCCGTGGCGTTTAAAGAAGGGAAAAGCGTAAAAGACGAGGTTGACAATCCGTTCGACGTAAAGAACGAAGTAAAGCCAAAAGAAGAGCTTGTAGCCAAGAAGGAAGTCCCTGCGCCTAAAGCTCCTGTAGCAAAAGCGCCGGTATCGGCAACGCCTTACCAAGACCAATACCGCGACGTTTTAGCTGGGTTTAAGCCACCACCAGAAATTGAAAAGACCCGTGCGAATATCAAAGAGCTTGAAGATCGTGTTGCTGCTGGGGTTACAGGTGAACTAGATCGTCAACAAGCTGCTTACGCAAAACTGGGCATTGATCCAGCGAAGATGTTTAATGAAGAACGTGAGCGTCGCCAAGAAGAAATGAGGATGAGCAGGGAAGACGCTAGAAAGGCTGAGCATCTACGCTGGGCGCAAATGTTTGCTAAGTTCGGTTCCACTCCCGGCCCCGTGCTCAGAGCCGCACTTGTGTCAATTAACGATACAGTACCCGACCTCCTTGAAGATAGAGCCAAGGCAAACGCTATTCAGCGCGATATTAATAAAGCCATCAATGACTTGAACAGGGCTGAATACCTTGAGAAAAAAGGCAGGGTTGATGATGCGCTTAAATCGCATAACGCTGCGGCAGAGAAATCAGCTACCCTTAGTGCCAATTTAGCCGAGTTTATGTACAAGGCTGAAAGCGACAAACTTAAATCCGTCGCTGAAATGGCAAGAAGTGAAGTAGCTGCAAGATCGGCGGAGAAAACAGCCGGAATGTCTTTAGCTGGGACAAAGTACACGGCTGATAAAGCGGAAAAGAGAGCTATTTTAGAAGAAGCAAAACAGGCTAATCAGAAGAAGAAAAACGCGCTCGCCTACATTCAGAACGAAACAAAAGATATCACTAAGGAGATTACCGAAGCAGTGAAGGAGGTAGCGTTAATAAAAGACCCTGATAGAAGAAAACCGTTTGAAGACAAACTCAAGACGCTTAAAGAAACTAAAAATCGTGTCGCCGCCCAAGCTGCTGCTTTGTATGACGTGGATTTGAATGCGATCATAGATGAGGCTGATAAGACTGCTCCGTCTGGTGCCGCAGAGTTTAATTATGTGCCCGGCAAAGGACTAACGCCTGTTAAGTAAGAGATAACCATGCCAAGAGTAAATATTGAGGGCGTAGGTGTAGTTAATTTTCCTAGCGGTATGTCGCCTGAAGATATTACAAAGGCGATAGAACAGGACATACTACCAAAGGCGCGGGGGCCTGAAGCCAAGAAACCTGAGCCTGAGCCTGAAACAGGGTTTGTAGCTGGTGCTAAAGCAGGCTTTCAAAGATTACTCGGCGACATTGAGGCGCTTAAAGCCGCTGGCAATGTAGAGGGCGCTGAACAAAAGGCTAAAGAATATCGGGAAGAGGCTGCAAAAATCTACAAGCAGCCTGAACTACTCGAAGCGCCTTGGGAATACCTTAAGGGTCTAGCCGGTCAGTCTGCCGCTTATATGGTTGCGCCTGTTGCAGCGGGCGCTGCCGCAGCTTTTGGTGCTCCTGCTTTAGGGCTTGGCGCTCTTGGCACTACCATTGCCGCAACTGGGGCTACATTTGCTACGTCGGCGCTACAGTTCTCTGGGTCTAACCTGACGCGTCAATTAGAAGAGAACGTCTCCGCCAAAGACTTGAAGGTCTTGAATGCGGTAGCTGCGTCCGTGCCTCAAGCCGCGCTAGACACGTTGAGTCTTCGTATGGTGCCGGGGCTTCGCGGCATCTTTGCCAAAGCTGGTGTTGAATTAGGCGAAAAAGAAGCGGCGCAAATCGCCAAAGAGAGCATAGTCATCAACATGGCTAAGACTTCTGGCATGGAAGGCGCTACTGAATCCGCGCAAGCTGTTCTAGAACGCGCTCAAGCAGGGCTCAACCTGACAGACGCGGAAGCCCGCAAAGAATACTTCGATAACTTCATAGGCGGCGCACTGCTTGGCGGTGCTATCTCTGTGCCGGGTACTATCTATGAAAGGGGTAAAGCTCAGGCACAACTAGACGCTAAGGCTCAAGAAGAGGCAGCTAAGATAAGTCAGACCGCTGTGCCAGACGAAACAGGTACGGTGCCACCACCCGCAGCGCCTTCTGAAATACAAGAAGCCCCACCACTACCTACGTTTGAAGCTAGGGCACCGGGGTCTGTCAGTACTGAAACTCCTGACGCTGATATTGATCCGACTATTGCACTAACTGAAGGCTCTGCGCCTCCAGCATTGCCACGAGCTAAGAAAGAAAATGAAACGGCGGAAGAAGAGTATCTCCGATACAACGAGATGCTTGCCGCAAAAGTTGACTCAGATGGCAAAGCGTTGCCCGCAAAACGTATTAAAGCCATTGAGGATAAATTAGCTAACCCTAAGTACGATGAGTTTCGTACTACCAAAGAGGAGGTTGCTGATGCCACGCAATCTGCTGGAGTTGACACAACAGGAGATCAGTCTCGCCCTGCTGGCCCTGCATCAGAATTGGGAGCACCCACCGGAGGAGTTACAACACCTGACGCCGGTGGAATGGTGCCTGCTGGAGGGGCTGCTGAATCAGCTGTTGTTACAACGCCAGCACAGCCAACTACATTAGTACCCGGCCCCGCAATCTTAAATGAGCTTGGAGGTAGCACTCCAGTTACGATACTAAGTACTTCGGGTGATCGTGCAGAAATAAGTATAAAAGATGAAATGGGCGAAGTTCTTCGCTCCGTGCCTATTACAAGCTTACAGCAAGAAACAACACCAACATCTGAAGAAGTCATAACGGAGGAACCCAGTGTCGCTGAAACCACTGAAACCGTCGAAACAGAAGCGCAAGGACAAGAACAAGCAGCCCCCGCTGCCGCAGCCGCACCCACAAAGCGCGTAATCAAACTCGAAGAAGAGAAAGCTGCCCCGACAGAGACGTTTACGCCAGATCAGGCGGCGTATCTGGGCATGGAGACTGATACTCGCGCTGCCCCAGCCACATCTATTAAGGAAGGCATGGGTTACGCGGCGGCAGAGACCGCGTTCGACTTCTACGACTCAGCGTACAGCAACATAGAGCGGGCGCTAAAGGGACGCGTCGCAGAAGAGAACGCTGCAAGAGAGACCGCATACAACGAAGCTAAGGCACGTGGCGAGAAAGTATCCAAGCCGGAGAAAGCCACAACGCTCGACATCTTGCAGAAGATGCCTGAAGCTGAGCTTGTAAAGTTATTTAATGAGAACGTAAGCGAGAAGAAGCTTAACGATACACGCCGCGCCGAGATGAAAGCGCGGGACAAGTTCATCAAGAGCCTGTCTAAAGAACAGCAAGAAGCGGTGCGTAAACGCGCCGTTGAAATGTTCCACCGCGAGGTAAAGGCTGTCAAGAACATCGGTAGAACAACTACTGAGGCAGACCTACGCAAGAGCCGCGAGCAAGCTGCAAAAGAAGCGGTAGAAAAACAGATCGAAGAGATTGAGAAGCCAACGCGCAAAGCCGCGCCCGCTAAAGAAAAGACTGGCCCGACTCAGATTGAGACGCTTGAGCAGAAAAGAGAAGCTACTATACGGAGCGCGTTAGAAAGCGGCGATGTAGGTAGGGTGTTTGCTGCCATAGCGAACGAACGCATCAATGATTCTATTACGGCTTTCTTTGCCAGAAAGCTATACGACGTACTGAAGACCTTTGACGTTCAGCCAACTATAGTCTTAGGTGCGGTAGAAGATGGGCGAGCCGGTAAGTACGATCCATCAACTGAAACAATTACGATTGACATTAACAACCTAGGCAAAGACCGCCTAGACATCGTTGCGCTGCATGAGTTCACCCACTTCATGGCAGACCACGCAATTGACAATCGTAAAAGCCTGACAAAAGAACAACAAGCTGCAATCAATAGGCTCGACAATCTGTACAGATATGTCAACGCCCAGCTTGGTAAGAAGTTCGACATAGGGTCGCTTAAGGAATTTGTAGCAGAAGCTTTCTCCAACCCTGAATTTCAGAAGGCTATGGGCAACCTGAAGCCCATGCAAGAGGGTGGCAAGCCACAAAATGTGTTCTCGCTCTTTGCCAAACGCATCATGGAGATGCTTGGCTTCCGCAACCGTCTGCTTAGCCAAGAAGAACTAAAAGAAGCTGGCGGCACTTATGGCGCGGTGCTTGGCGATGTGCTGACACAGATTGAGCAGATTATTAAGGCAGACCGTACTGCACCTGCTGTTGGTGTGTCTTACATGGCGAAACAAGCCAAGCCACCAATCCAAGCACCGGCTGGGGGCACTACTAACGTCAATGAACTGCGCGACACAATCCCAAGTCCGTCGTTTAAGGCGCGGGACATTTTTAAGACCTTTAACGCGCCTAAGTTTGTAGAGGGTGCCGTCAAGCTTCTTCAAAATGATCGTGCCGCGATAAAGAATTGGCAGCGCAGAATGTGGCTGACAGGCCGCTACTTGGCCTACGGCACAGGGTTTAACAACATCTATGACCAGATAACTTTGTCGTCTGGCAACGCGCACTGGCTCTACACCCAGTATGTTCAGGAGGGCAATGAGACTGTGCGTAAAGCGGTGGTTGACTACGCCAAGGCGCGTAAGCTTGATGTAGACACTGCCCTAAAAGAACTAGGCATGTACTCTGTGGCCCTGCATGAGGAAGAGCGTCGAGAGACATTGTATTTACGCACGGTCGATTTGACTGAGACTGAAACCCTAATTAATAAAGTCACGGGTAAGGGCATCTCTCCTATTGAGGCGCGGAACGCTATCTTTGCTTATCTGGATGAACACAAGCTTGATTTGTCCGGCGCTAAGTACTTGCGGGCGCAGCTTGAAGCTATCGTTAATGACAAAAAGAATTTGGCTAAGGAGGCAAAGCCTCGTGAAGACAATATGTTTGCGGTAGCGGGCTACACTCCAGAACAGATTAAAGCAATCAAAGCCGACTACGAAAAGCATAAGACAGAGGCTGATAAGGTATTGAACGCCCTCAAGGAAGTAAACAAAGCCACGCTTGAACTGAACGCGATGGCTAACTACATGTCTGAGTTTGCCAACAACTACATTATGTTCTACGGCTACGATAACTACGTGCCGTTCAAAGGCAAGAACTTCAACGAAGACAAAGCGGACATCTTTAACCACGACGGGCGTAGGCTAGGCGGGGACTTCCAAGAAGACATCCACACGTTCGAAGGCCGTTTAACCGTGCCTGACAACCCAATCCTGCAAGTTATGGCAGATGGCGCTAAGGCGGCGATGCGTGCTGGGCGCAAGGATGTGACGCAAGCAATCTACAACGCTGTGAAAGAGAAAACACTTAACGGCGAGATAATGAATTTTGGCAAAGAAGGCGAGACCAAGAAAGACTATATCGACTTCAAAGACCGTGCTAATGATGACCTGCTGCAACAACTAAAGGGTGACACCAAGATATTCCATTACATGCCTAACGGCAGGGTAGCAATCATCCAGATTAACGACAAGCAGCAACGTGAAGCAATACGTCGTACATACAGGGATACCAACCCTGCGGTTGATTTCATCCTTAACAAAGCTAACAAGTACACCGGCCTTGTTGGGCAGATGCACACTAGGTACAAACTTACGTTTGCCCCAGTTAACTTTGTTCGTGACGTGTTGACTAACGCTTGGGCTATAGGTGCAGAGGGTAAAGGCTATCTTGGCCTATTGCAGTCGTTCCGTTATCTCAGCGCCGTGGCTCTGAACATTGTTAACGGAAACATGCGAAGGTCTTGGAACTTTGTACGCCTGTATTCTAAAGGTGATACGAAAAAAATTGAGGCACTAGCTAAGAATGACAGTTATTACAAAGACCTGATGGACTACGTCAAAACCGGCGGCAAGGTCTCCTACATCGCAGGTATTGCACCTAAAGGCCAGCTAGACCAACTGTTAAAGACCCCCGGCGGTAAGCTGCTTGATACAAGCAAGATCGAACGGTTCTTCGACATTTGGATTGACACCTTTGAAATGACCTCGCGGACTACGGCCTTCCGTATTGCCAAAGCCGATGAGGTTGCAAAGCTCTCCAAGAAAGCTGGCCTTACCAAAGACGAAGTAGATACCGCTGCGACAAAGACCGCCGCTGCGTACGCCAAGAACCTTGCTAACTTTGAACAAGTGGGCGAATGGGGTAGAGCGATTGGCTCGTTATTCATGTTCTATCGCCCCTCGGCAACCGGCGCGGTGCGGGCTATGGACGCTGTTGCCCCCGCCTTTCAGAATAGAGACCGCGTTAGATTGTCGTTGCCTGAATTTGCTGAGGCTGCTCAGATTAGGCACAAACTAACCGGGGATGTTACTGAAACAGAGAAGAAAAAACTGCAAGCTAAACTTGCTACATTAGATAAAGCACTAGCTGACTTCGACAATAACTATAAACAGCTACAGCAAAGTTCAAGAATAGTCGTAGGGGCACTGATCGGTGCCGGATATGCTACGTATGTTATGGCTCAAAGCAGCTCAGACGATGATGATCTTGGGCGTAACAGTGTGTCTTCAGACGATATGGCGCGGTGGACTAAGTTTGCTCGTTTCCATATACCGGGGTTTGAAGCTCCAGTCCAGCTGCCGTGGGGCTTTGGTCTAGGTGCTTTTGCAGCGTTTGGGGCTCAATTAGCTGCACTGTCAGACCCCAAGAACCCAACCAAGACAAGAGACATTCTAGGCAACATGGTGCAAATTACTCTTGATTCGTTCATGCCTTTGCCTTTTTCACGTATCCCGATTACTGAAGAACCGGGGAAGTTTGCTATTGACTCCATCACACCAAGCGTTCTGCGTCCCATGTTTGAGTACTACATGAACACGAATGCGCTGGGCCAGCAGATATATAACAACCGGCAGTCTAGGTATGGCGACGCTTACACCGGCGGGGATAACATACCTGAAGCGTATAAGTCCGCTACACGACTGTTAGTCGAGTCAACAAACGGGGCCATTAACTGGAGCCCCAACGTGATGTACTTCTTCTTCAACAACTATGCTGACGGTGTCGCAGCGTTAGCCAATAGTCCAGTAAATATGGCGCTTTGGATGTCTGGTAAGAAGGACTTCAACGCTCACACCGACACTATGTTATTCGACAGTTTCTTTGGCACGCGGTCAAACATAGACGCTCGTCAATGGTCTAAGATTGAAAAAGACTTAGAAGACCGCGCTGCGAACATAAAAATGTTCAAGTCTGACCCAGCTCAGTACTACGAGTACCTAGCTAAGAATCCGTTCGACGCCATGCTCACTAAGATGTACGACGGAGACGCTAATAAGCAGCTTAAAAATCTGCGGGAAGAGGCTAATAAGTGGCGCACCATGCGGGGGCTAGACTTAAAGACTAGGAAAGAGCTCGTTGACAACGCCGTACTTCAACAGAACCTGCTGAAATACAGCCTGATACAGAAGTACAAAGCGTTTGGTGTTGAGCCTTAAGCAGTGCGCCACACCCTGATGCCCAGATGACCTTCCTTCTCACAGGTATAAATCTTTACCTTGATGTGGGATTTCTTGGCGGCGATGTCCGCCACGTACATCATCTGGGCAGGGCGTAGCGTGGGGATGAAGAAACTCTCCCCCACTGCCATGTAGTCATAAGGAAAAATCCACTCAGGCTCCTCCGTCAGCCTGTCCATCTCCATCGGTTCCAAAGAAAGTATCTGGGATTTGGGTCGCAAAGACATAGGTGTTCACATTCATGTTTTTGTCAAGGATGCTCAGAGCTTGCTTCCAGCCAGCGTCGAGGCGTGATTTCTTTATATCGACCAGTATCTTTTTCTCCCGCATGTTCTGTTCGAACTCGCGTGAGCTGACACTCTTCTCAATCAGATACTTCTTGAACTCGGTGGTCGATATAGTGACAAGCCCCGTCGCTAGGTCAATCCTGCCAACCAGACTCGTCCTCGGCTCCATCGTGACCTTGCCGTCGTTAATACCCAAGAAGCCTGTGTAGTACTTGTTGATGAAGTCACCAACCAGCGTCGAGTAATCCGTCTCGCCAAGATTGACCACCTTGTCCCGGATGTTGATCATCTCAGAGCAGACCTTGTTGTAAATACGTTCTAGGTCATAGTCGATGAGGCCGATCTCGTTGGCTACCGTGCCCCCTGCCATAGTTGCACCGATGATGTTCTCGTAGAAGCGGTAGATAGCGTCGTTGCCAAAGTCTTTCTTGAACCGTTCAATCCACTCGTCCACTATCTGTTTTAACGCTACCTCACCGTGGGCAAAATACGCGGGGATGAGTTTGCGTCCTGCATGACCGTAGTTGTACTTGAACAGGTCAAAGACCTTGGGGCCAAACCCCGGCTCGTCAAACAATAGCTGTGGTTTCATTACAAGAAACTCGACCATACGCGCCATCTGGCCCGTCGCCATAGAGTTCTTGGACATGATCATTTCCAGCAGCGGCACGTTACAGGTCATCATGGCAATCGATGACGCTAAGAGTTCATGCTCCCGTTCAGCGTTGATCGACCCCTGCATCCTGATCTTGGCCTTACCCTGCGAAATAGCGTGAACCATCTTGCCAAGTTCTTCTATCTTACGTTCATGCGCTTCATCGACGCCGAACGCTGCGTTCTTCAGGGTGACGTACCGTTGATTCAAGCCGTTGTTTGTGGCATCGAAGACCGAGATACCGACTGGGTTACACCAGACGCTAAGGTTTGCGTACAGCGCCCCCGTCTTGCCGTTGCCTGATTTACCTGTATAACTAACGACAGCGCCCGGTGTGGACGTTAACGGCATGAGCGGTGAACCCAGACCGATCAACGTACCGAACGCGTGCATCTCCATCGTCGGGCGGTTCAACTGCTGGGCGCACTCTTTCCATACTTCAAGGCTACCCTTCGGCTCAAAGTGTTTTGAGATACTGCGAACCATAGGTGATGCAGGCGTCGGGACTATCTTGCCGTTTGATTTAATTAAGTTGTTGCCGATGACATACTCACGGCCCAGTCGGTCGTCTCCCACCGGCTCTGTCCAGCCCATCTGCATCTGCATGAGTTCTGCTTCAGACTGGGTTTGTAGGTAATGTCCCCACTTCATTATGTACCTCATGATGTGTTGTAGTTTTTCTGCCCCGCCTGTTATACCCATGAAGCCGATTGCTTTCTTAAACTCATCGGTCGCGTTTAAGCCCCGTGTAGTTAGCATGAAGTCACGCGGCGCGTCTTTGGGCAACAGAAGGCGCATCATAAGAATCTCGCCGTCCAACTTGCTGTACATCCGGCGTATAGGGAACAACTCGTGCGGGTATACCAGTACGGGGTCGTACTCTTTCTTGACGCCCTTCCTATCCACTGTAGGTGGTGGTTGGTAATAGATGCCGCCGTGCTGCCCACGGAAGTACGGGAACAGTGCCTGTGGATGGTCAGGGATTACGTTTGCTGGAATATCTTCGGGATTCTCGTACTCCCGAACTGCGTCCTTTTTAGGGGCTTGGGCGATCTTGATGATTCGTCCGAGCGCAAGCGGGTTGGTAAACTTGCCTTTGTATTTACAGGTGTCGCAAACTCCGGGGTTCTCATTATCAAAAACTGTGCAGGAATAGGGCTTACCTTGACGCAGTGTTGCTTTTCGTTCCGTGTCTTCAAAAGAGTATCCGGGATAATCTTCCGATAGTCTGTGGATAGCGACATCGCGGTCTGTACAATGCTGTGCAATGGATAACACGGCTGTCCAGACGGGTTCGGGTAATGTTGAAGATCGTTCAATCGCCCACTTAATCTGTTCACATCCATCACCCTCAAGACTTCTGATAGCGATTTTTTCAAAGGAGGTCTCCTGATTATCAAGTTTCATCAGCGCCTTAGTGTCGTCGTCCAGACCTTTAGGCAGCTTCTTCAACAGCTCTGCGGGCGAGTCTTCTACTATCCCTAAGAACTCTTTGAACTCATCAAACGAATAGACGTGGAGTTCGTCGCTGATTACCTCACACTTACTAGGTGGTGTAGTCTTGTAATTAAATGTCTCAGGACAGCGCATGATCCGCGCCACGTCCGCTGTAACAACCGGATCAATGAATAAATCATTCTCAAGGCATAGCGTCTTGAACTTCTCGGCGTATGGCTTCCACTCAGCGACGGGGATGTCTCGATCAAAGAACCAGTAGGCGTGTACGCCCGTGCCTGAATCGACGATAACTGGGGGAGGTAGATCAACTCTTGGGAGGAAAGCCTGTAGTGCAATATGCGCATCTCCTTGAGTAGCATATCCTCTTCTGAGTTCTGCTTTCCCTGCCCCAACATCAAGGTCAATGAAGAATGAACGTAGGAATTGCGCGTCCTCTGCCTTGCGACTATAACCGTCGAAGGATGCAAGGGCGACGTAGACGTTAGCTTTTTCCAAGCTAAACTGTCTTGCAAGATTTTCGACATCATCTATGGACTCCGCAAATCTCTGTGTAGTGCGTTTGTTGTCTATCTTAGCTACACAGTA